GTTGCCCACGGATACCAGTCAATCTCTGGAAAACTTGGTGTGTAGGTCGCAACTTCCGGTCCGTTATTGTTCAAGACATGCCCCCACTTCTTTTGGTAGTAGGCTTGTGCGCGGAGCAACGTCTTATTCCTATCACGTTCTTTCTCCGCTTGAATCCTTTCCATATGCCAATGCACATTCTCATAGTTCGGGTCAATGGCTTTGCTATGCAATTCAGTACGAATCGCTTGCTGAATCCCGATGGAGTTATGCACGAATCCCCAATCATGGGTATCTTCAATGCTCATGCGGGACTTGTCATACCCCGAATGAAAAACTCGCTTCATGAAGTCAGCATCCCCACAATAGGGAGAACAGAATCGCTCATCCCAATATCCACTCTTACGCAAGACATCAAGGGTGAGATAGTAGAACTGATCCCCTGCTGGACCCCAAATGAAATCATACTGCTTACGCCATTCTGTCAGCCAGAGAGCAAACTGAGGATGCACAAAGGTATCATCCTGAATGCAGGCGATGCTGTCCGAGTGTTGTAGGGCTTTGAAAAAGACGCTGTTCCAGCTTCGGGCATTCCACAAATTTGAATCATCGGTGTTCAGGCTATTGACGACCACACGATCCACATACCCCCTAGATTCATCGGTGAGGGTCACCAGAGAATGATTTGACATGATGTTGGAGCGTATGCCTTGGTGCCCCAACTCCGTGATGAGTCTGTTGAGTGCCACAGGACGATTGAAAGTAAGCACCCATAGCGATAACTTATCCATTGACTAACCCCCATGCGCCAAGTGCGGCACTATATTCTTCCCCAAAGTTCCCATCAATCGCTTGCCTCATCGCTCGACCCCCCGCGAGAGTTCCTTGAGGATGCCCATGCAGTGCGCCTCCGACATTTGCCATATAGTTCACCCCAACATTCTTAGTCACATGATTGACCAGTCCTGGGTGCATGCCACAGGACAATGCAGGAAGCACATTATGCGAGTGAAGCAGGTCCATGACACTTTTCAGTTCCTTGGTATCTTCTTGCATGTATCCGCCAAACATCCCCGCATGAATAGAGTCCACTCCTGCAAGGGCTGCGAGTTGGCACATGGCAAACCACGACATACCAAACGCATTGTTATGGTGGGTGATAACTTTGTCCCCACTCTTTTGATAATGCAGGAACAGTGGAAGGTCCAAGCGGCGAATCGTATGATACGCACCCAGTCCACTCCAGAAATTGATATGCACCCCATTCGCACCTTCCTCGGCTAGGAACTTTGCGCGGCTCTCAATCACATGCGGATCACCATTGATTGAAAAACAATACACCACCTTGCGCCCACAGGATTGAACATACTTCGCAATCATGGGCACCCGATCTTGTAGACTACAGAATGCGGGATTGGAAAGGATTTCATCTTCCTTGATAAAGTCTACCCCACCATCCACCAATTCTTTCACCATATCCAATAATTGATGAGGGCGCAACCCAGTCTTGGGCTTGATGATTCCTCCGAAGATTGGTTTGTCATACCGACCAGTAAGCGCACGAATACCACGAATACCATACTTCGGTTGCTGGAAATGTTTGCGCACTGATTCAGGAATGAAAAGTTGTTGAATACGACAACGAACAATATGTGCAATGTCAGCTTGTCCACCAAGAATTTGGCACATGAGATGGGCAATACCATCCCCCTCCCAATCGGTGTTGATGATCGGGAATGCAATGAGAATGCGACGATGCCCAGTGAGTCCTTCTAGGTTTGGATGCAGGACAAGGCACGCATGATTTTCAAACATCTCATCTGTTTCCCATGCGTTGCGCACATTAGGATTGCCCATGCTCTGCCCAATAGCCAAGTCCCACGCGGCTTTCTTGATACTGTGCGTGCTTTCAAGATTGTATGCCACGACCACATACTTCTCATGGTCAATAGAACTCTCATCACGAAAAATGTTAAACATTATATTTATCCCCCAAAATAGAAGGCACCTTCACCACGACAATCGTGCTTTTTTCAAGAACGATGCAATCACTCACTTCATCCTTCTCAAAAATAAAAATATCTCCTGGTGTTAAGTATCGACCGTTGCAGTGCATAGACCCACTCACAAACACATTCATCTCTTCAACCAAGTGATGATAATGTAATGGTATATAGGCACCCTTTTCGTGAATCATCACAGAGATTTCAAAGTCCTTAGTGCACAGGAGCGAAGGCTCAAAGTCACCGATGATCCATCCATTCTTAAATTCTTCCAACCGACGCATTCTCATGTATGATGCTCCCGTAAATAATGATTCAAGTCCTCTGGTGTTCCCAATGACCACATCTTCTCGACATTTTTGACACGAATCTTTTTACCATCTTGAATGGCTTCATTGTAGACAGGGCAGACATAGAATTCATTATTGACTCGGAGATTTTTGGCAATCATCTGTTCCGCATACTTTACGAAGTCTGCGCCATGCGTCCAGTAGTATAATCCTACTGTGGCTTGATCGGAGATCACTTTCTTTTCCGCGACTTCACTCACGAACCCCTGGTCATCTGTCCTGGCAAACGAATACTGGGGATGCACCGACTTGAAGGTGATAATCCCACCGTCAATCCCCGCAGCAGAGAAGGCATACAGACATTCATTGGAATTCCATTCCACCGACTGATCGGAGTTAGCAATGAGGATGGGCTGTTCGTTGTTTATCAGTTCCCTGGCTAACAACACCGTGCACGCCGCACCTTCTGTAACTCCATCAGCTAGAACAATATCGCATCCTGGCGCGATCATGTTGAGCATATACTTGAGTTGATACTTCTCGTAGTGCGATCTCTGCACTATGAATATGTAGTGTGCATCAATGTTGAGACTTTCGCGCACCACCTGAATCATGGGTCGCCCATTGACTTCAATCAGAGGCTTCGGGAAAGTGTAGCCTGCGACGGCAAAGCGAGACCCATGCCCTGCCATCGGCACAATCACATTGAGCTTTTTGTCGCGCCACGGCACACTCTTTGGCTTGGGTCCTTCAAAGTATTCAATGATAGAACTACACAGGTCATAGGTCACATCGTTGTGGTCCTTCACCGGAATCAGATGAGCACCGGACGCGAGCGCACCTTCACGACCAATGTGGGAATCCTCAATCACCACGGTATTCTTCGTATCAGTTTTCAGCGCAATCATGCACTTCCAATACATCTCAGGGAATGGCTTCGGGTGCTTGACTTCTTCATTGGACACAAAGAAATCTACCTGCTCCATGACACCAAGGCGGCTGAGTGCCATCACCATTGTTTGTCGCACACTATTAGAGGCTACGGCAATTTGAATACCATTCAACTTGAGAAGATCAAAGATGCCTCGGATGGTGGGGCTGACTTCAATATCCTGATAGAGTTCAACCGTGTGGCGTTGCTTGGCGACCCATACCTGTTGATAGAATGTCGCTGGTAGCCCCTTGTGCTCTGTCAAGAGATGCAGCTTCTTTGTAGTGGGTAGCCCATCATACTTGGATAAGTGTTCATCCCAGGAAATGACATACTTTTCACTGAGTTCCCGTAAGGCTCTGTTCAAGGCTAAGAAGTGAATCTCACGGCTGTCAATCAGCACACCATCCAAGTCCCATATTGCTAGTTTATTGGTCATACGGAAACCCTCTTCTTCCATCGTCACGGTGGGCTTTATTGTGTCGCACCTTGGCATCGGGGTTGCACACAATCTTCGCCTTGTCTCGGACACGTCTTGACCATTCCACGTCCTCAGAAGTTCCCGGCGGCATCCATTCAGCGAAGGGATTCTGCAAGAGGAAATTCTTCTTCACTAGAAACATGCCTCCACTGATGTATTGGTGTTTGGTGTAGGACCAATCGGTATAGTCAATCATCGTGTAGACCGGTCGGGGTCCACCCACATCAGCCACCCAATCCGTGAAGTGTCGCCGACCATCCAATAATGTTTGTGGGCAGCAACAAATATCCCAGTCAAAGCCTAGTGATGCCATTCCTTGATACCAATACGGGTCAAACACAAAGTAGTCATGAAGCAACACTAAAGTTTCATACTTGGCATGCCTCGCAATCAAATTCTTCTTACGGGTGATCCATCCTCGCGTTGTGAACATACGCACTTCATCAGTAAGATAATGACAGTCTGTTTCTGTGAGAACGTCGGGGTCTTGCGACACCACAGCAAACCCAGGCGGGGAACCGGCAATGATGATTTCATACTCAGGCACTTTGAGCGCATGAATAGACTGAATCACTTCAAGAAACTGTGGAGTTCTTTCTTGTTGTGAGGTGCAAATCCCAAAGGTCAAATTCATTTCAGAATCGCCAAAATATCCGCCACAGTATGCTTCACTAGATGGGTTGAGATCACATAATTTTGTGCTTCCATCAGGTGAGTCCCTGTGACTCCTCTAAACAATTGAAGATATAGTTGCAACTCGGAGGGAGTGGTGTAGGTGAATCCATATTCGCGCATCAGTTCCGCCCCGGCAATATGCCTGCCTGCCCACGGGGTCATATTGACCATTGACTCCAAAAGAACGAGTCCAAATCCTTCTGCGTAACTATTCAGGATATAGAGGTCGGCATCAAACAACGCATCCAACATATCCTGACGATCCGTAAAGAGGAATGAACGAACAAATTCTTCATCGGAAGGCATAAGACCAAACCGATTATCATAACCGGTGAGCACCAAAGTTGTATCGGTGCGCTTGGACTCCTTGAAAACACCCACCAGTTCATCAAAGGCTTTGTTCGGCCAGTAGCCACCAGAGGATAAGAACATATAAGGTGTCGTGATCCCATGTTTCTCACGGAACCCCGGTCTCCCCAGTGACGTTGCGGCATCGACACCGTGGCGCACACGGACAGCCCGATCTTCAACACTCCACCGTTTGACATGTCTCCAATCCGCCAGCGTTGAACACCCCACGAATGCAACCTTGTGAAGGGCTTCCACACATTCCTTGGAATTGGAGGGCATGATAAGCATATACAACACAGGTCCACCAAGACTATCGGCGTGCTTTAGAACAAAGTTTTGAAGGTAAACATCCCCACCGTGAACCACAATCAAATCCCACTTCTCTTTCAGAATGCTAGGCTCGGAGGTCACGATCACGCCGTTGAGGTCTCCTTTATGGTCCCCCGCAAATACCGCAACAACATGACCGCGGCGGCGAGTCTCTTCTGCCATATCACGCACATAGTTTTCTGACCCACCTGGATATGGTGCGTAACGATGCACCACATAAAGAATTCTGCGGGGGCGCGCATCCACCTTGAGTGGAGGGGCAATTTTCTCAGCAGGAGTTTTGAGGGTGTTGGGGGATTCTGGTGAATACGCGACAATCATGAGTATAACCTTTCGACCGCTTCCTTGACTTCAGGAACACGATCCCACTGATGGACAATAGAAAACGGTAATCCACGATGGTTCACAACTTGATTTGTTTCCCTATTAAAAGTTGGTAATGGTTCTGTGAGGAATGGTTTATACATGTCAATCTTTCGCGGGTCCATCATCGTGCCTAGTTGTGCTGCCCAGGTGCTTTCGTGGCTGCTGATCCAGGTGATATGCTCGTAGACGTAGGTATCAAGAATTAGGTTCAATGCAGCCTGATCGGGTCCACCACCCCCAGGCACATGTTGGGGTGCATGCAGGCACGCTAGATAAATCGTTTTCGCCAATCCCAAGAACGCATCAAACTTTCCTGCGATTACCCCACAATTGACAATCGTGTTGTCCTTATGGGTATTCCACAAGGATGTTCCAAATGATTGAAAGAGATTGTTATTCCCCCAATCCTCATGCTTGTAGGCAATACCCTCAGAGGACATAACAAGGTCATGCCCACGGAGCCATTCACCATCAAGATATTCTGAGGGGTTGCGTTGGAAGATCACATCACGCACATCCGTTGCGATGATGAAACGAGTGCACTCGCGGTTGGATTGATTGGTCAGTGTGAGGTAGTAATGAAGGAATCGTTCTACAACGATGGAGAAGTCTTTGACTGGGTAGGTAATTTGGCGAGCGAGATCATCCCTATAAAACCCAATAATATGATAGCCGCGATTGGTCAATTCCTCGGCGGTGTCATAATCCATATTGTAGGCAATCACAACTTTCTTGCCCGTGAAGCCTGAACGATCAAGGCTGTTTGCCCAATGCTTGATCTGGTCCCACTTGTATCCTGTCACAGCCCCAACCACTAAATCCACCTGCTTCATAATTACCTCATAATGTTACTGCATCAATTACCGCTTGTATTTAGCACGCACCAAAGCCTTGATCGTTCGCACCTGCTTGGTCTTTGGTTGATCCTCTCCCAA